TTAACTCTTCCATCATCTTCCAACTCCTCCACTTTCCGTCTCAATTCTTTATTCTTTTTCCTCAACAAATCGCGCTCCAGCGCTCTAATCCGTCTCTTGCGTGCATCGCACGGCTTCGAATACTCGATTATCTTCTCTTCGTTTTGCTCGATCGTGCGTTTCAGTCCGTCAATCTCAGCCTGTTTATCGTACTTCATCTTCTAAAAATCTTTCAATAGCTTCTCTGTAGGAGACTTCCACCAGACCGTCTAAGTCGTTCAGGGCTTCAATATAGTCTGGACGACCTTGCCCGTACTGCTCTTTCAAAAATTCAACAAAGAGATGAATTTCCTGATAGGTTACTCCAACCATGTTTCTTACCTCCCACTAAAAATGTAACGTTATTGATCATCTTTCTTTTCCTTTCTTGCTGCACGTTCCCCGACTAAATAGCCGAGAAATAACCACTGAATAGCCATTCCAAATTCTTTAATAAGTTCAATCATTTTTTTCTCCTCCTGAAAAAGTCGCTAAATAGTAACAATCCTTAGAACCGTAGTCAAATCGTGTCGTCCGCTGACCAATGTGCTTCTGAAATCTTGGATGAGTGATAGCCGAGAAAGCCCACTGATGATCTTCCATCTGTTCAATGAGATCATCGACATTGTCAAACGTTCCAAGGTAAAACTTGCAGTGCCCGTTGTAGACGAAGTAAAGCTCTAACATCACTCCACCTCGACAGGGTAGAAGTTCCCAAAGGAACCTCTCAATGCCTTTCCAACCTGTAAGGCTGCCGCCCTAGAAACAAACCGCATGGCTTTCTTCTCCTCAGAACACGAAATATCCAAGCCAGTCACACTGATAATTGCAGACCTTAGAAACGGCTTATCCTCTCTTGTCCCATGCTTTAAAATAAACATCAGCCACCCCTATTCTAAAAATATTGCTTTCGCTTGTTTGTCAAATCATTGAAAACCATCAAATGGTCTTTATCTACACCCTTCATTAGTCTGGACATGAAAGGTCTGCCATATCTTTTTTGAATATCGGCAGAAATCAAATTTGTGGTAATGATTGTGTTTGAACGCTTATTCAAGATATTGTAGAGAATAGTAAATGACCATTCGCTATCTTTTTCCATTCCTAAATCATCCAAAACCAAGAACTTAGCACTAGCAATTTTATTGACCAGAAACTCTTCCTGACTAAAATCAGCTTTAATCTTCATCAGCAAGTCAGTTACGTTAATAAAAATAGCAATCTCTTTCGTGTACTCAGATAGAGCCTTAACCATAGCAAAAGCCAAATGACTCTTACCAGTTCCAGCTTCTCCCTGAAGTACAATGTTGTTCCTAGCACCCTCAGACCACTCACGACAAATCCTCTTTGCAAAAGCTAGCTTTTCCGCTTCTTTTTTGGTTGGTGTTTCAAAATTGTCCAAAGTAGCATTTTTCAAAATTTCATCATAAAGAGAGAACTTTTCAAGATAGTATTTCCTCTCTCGCTCATTCTCAGCATTAGCCAGTTCATTCACTCTTTCCTGATTTTCTTCATGAATCCGCTCAGATTCACACATGCGACATACAACACTCTCGGTCCTCAATATCTTTATCAAAGGGATGTTATGCTTTTCGCAGAACTCTTCTTGTTGTTCTGTATTCCTACGATAAGATAAGGCGATTTCCTCAAACACATTGTCTACCATACTAGCCGACCTCCGCATTCATGCCAGCTAGCCATTTCAGACAAGCAGGCAACCACTTGATGAATTGGTTGGTCTGCTAAAAGAGTTTTCTTCTCGTAGCTTAACGGATAATAGTCAATCTCGAACTGCTCAATTAGTTCTAAAATCCCCATTCGTCCCTTACCTCCTGTTCCGATGTTTTATCGTTTTGTTGTCTTGACTTCTTACCCTCTTTATATTTACGGTCGTCCTCATCCACCTGCTCAATCGATGTGAAGCCTTTCTTTTTCCAACTTTCAAGAATGGCTATTAGGTAATTGAAACTAGGTTTGTGTGATCCGGAAGTTTTCTCGACTGCACGGTTCAACATATCGAAACTCATTCCATCAAGTCCCACATAATCAAGTAACTGTTGATGTGACTTATCAGTTAGATGGATTCCGCTATTTTTCAAATTTTCAGAAAGGCTGGAACTAATCATCACCTTATTATTATTTATCTCTATATCTTTATCTAATTCTTTATCTAGTGCGTTACCATGCGTTACTGTAACGTTATCCATAACGTTATCAGTAACGTTACTTTCGTTGTTCTGTGCAAGTAATTTCTGTTTTTGTCGGTGACGTGCTGCTCTATTTCGATTTTGCTCTTTTATTTTTTCCATGCCGTCAATGTTCTGATGTTTCTCCCAATTGGGTAACATTATCACTCCATCGATTTTTTCAACCATTCCAAACTTTTCAAAAACTTCAAGAGCCATACGAACTGTATTCAACGGACGGTGGAACGTTTGTGCAAGCATTTCATCGGTGTATACAATGTTTTTAGAAATGGTTAGTACGCCTTTTGTATTCAATTTGCCTGCTAGTGTTATAAGTTTGATCCAGATTACAATAATTGCATCACGATCAGGCGAGGCATCAATTAGACACATCTTTTCATCGTCAAAAATATCTGTTTTGATTTTTATCCACTTGATTTCAGACATACCGAGCACCCCACTTCCTGCGATTGGCACGATACTTCATCCGCATATCTTCATAGATGTACCTGCCTTCCAGCTCCATTTTTTCAATCTTTAGCAGCTTATTTTTAAGGGTCATATAACGATAGTCCTTTGCTAGTTTTTCATAGTCGGTTAGGTATTCTTTGACTAGTAATAGATTTTTATAATCGTTTTCCCATATCGTAATAAAATGTCTTGAAGTTGATTCCCTTCCTTCCAGTTCTTTAACAATCATAATCAGGTTATCCAGCGATTCAATCAATTCTTGCATTTCCTGACCTCCTCATTACAAAAATCTGATTGCAGACTGTTTAGGTTCTGGCAAAGCTAACGGCTCAGGACGCAAGCCTACAGGCGGTTCGTTGTCATATGTGAATCCTTTGAACTCTCTGCGAATATTCTTGCGAATTTCTTGCCATTTGTCCTCTCTACCACGTTCATATGCATGATTACGCACTTGGATAATCATATACGCAAATTCTTGCTCTTCTCGTCTTTCTTCTTCCTTGCGTTGTTCCTGCAATTTGATATGACGGCAAGCCCCTGCAAATCCAAGCAGCAAGGCTCCAACCCCCATCAGCTGGTCTAAAATCGGTGGTTCAAACATTTTTATCTCCTTATCCTCTTTTTGTGCTATAATATAGTCAAATAATTTTGCTAAGACCTTGTCCAGAAGCCTTTTAGTAAAGTTATTATATTTGATTAGAGAGCCATTCTTTGATGGCTCTTTTTGACCATTTCTTACCAGGTAATTCCTTTGGAAATCCCTTTAAGTAACGATAATTATCTGAAAATGTGGCATACTTAATTCCTAGAAAATCACAGGTAGTGTTCACATCCATCAGCTCTGGATAGTGGTCACTATCTTTTTCTATTTCGACTAGCCTTGTGATTGTGTCCTTGATAATGGATTTAATCCATTCAGACAGTGAAAGTAGAACATTGTCCATCTTCTTCCCCTCCTACCCTTCGTCAAATGAGTTCAATTCCATGATTTTCATCTTGGTATTGGTGCTTGGCTCCCAAGTCATCCAATAGGCCAAGGCTGCATCTGCGAATTTTTTCGGTAGCAAGTCATAGCGATTAATGTTGAAGTGGTCTTTAAAGTCAATCTCAGCTTGTCTAAAGACTGACTGAGCGAAAGTCTTATCCGCATAAGCCGGACTATCAATGCCACCTAAGCAAGCCACGACCCGAGCCTTACGCTTCTTCAGTAATGATTGAGCATAGCTAGGATGAATCGGTTGCTCACTCTTGAGGTAGTCAATATCTTCAAGCATGGTAACCTGTTGCTCACGCAATTTCTTTTGACCAGTGAATAGAGCGATAAAGGCATCCTCGTCCAAGTCCTCGCGAATGAAACCGCCCTGCTTGCGAATAGCTGGCAAAACCTCTGATGTCACCCAGCGCTTAAACTCTTTAGCCTGAGGCAACTTGCTGGATAAGATAAGAGAGTAGAGACCAGATTCGTTGATGATAATAGTTTCTTGGACCCTTCCTAAATTATCTGTGAGGCCCTGTTTTAGGGCGTCATCTTCATCAACATGAAGAGCAATCGCATTTCTAGCCTTGCTATATCCTAGGATGTCTGCAACATCTTTCCCAACGAACCAAGGCTCGTCATCAATTGTCAAAGTACGGACTTCCTGCCCGTGAAAATTAAAAATTTCGTTCATAATATTCCTCTTCTTACTTTTCCTAGTGTTAAAATAGTTTCCCAAACATCTAGTCCCTCAAGACTATCGATCATCATCTGACTAAGTTGGTGATTTTTCTTCTGCCAATTCAGTATTATTTTCGCTTGCATGTATGGACCTCTCAGTGATTTCTCCAAGGGTTTTCAATACCCAAAACATCTGCAACTTTTTCCTTAACAGACTCACTACCTTTGCCATACTTCAGCAACTCTGAAATAACTGATGATGCTACAGATACTTGTTTTGCCAATTCAGCTTGAGTCATATCCAACTCAATCAAACGAGTTTTGATTTTAGCCTTGATTATCTTTAGTTCTTTACTCATCTTTCTCCTTTCTATTTCTTCGTTTCACTTTCCAGCGCTCTGAGTTCTATCTCATGGCTGGCTTGTTTAAATAGCTTCTCACACGCTATTTTAGCTTCTCTGTACGTTGTGTTCTCGCTGATGAAGTAATCAGCAAGTTCGATGATTTTATCTTCCATTCAACCTCCTATATCAGTCTCAAGACTGAGGTAATATCTTCCTAAATTGCTATAATAATCTTGACTAGGACCTCTCACCGTTTTAGTCAAAATTCCAATAGAAAGGAGGAAATTTTATATGTCAAAACTCACTAAAGAAGATGTTTTACAAGTTTCTCAAGAAATTATCAACGATGCTATTCCAGTTATCCAAGATATGTTAGATGAGGTATTTAAAGAATACCCAATCGACATGGAAATTAGAAAGGCTATTCTTAATAGCGTCCTTGTCGCTCATAAACTCAGTACAGAAACTACGGTTTCGTTGCTAACAGAACTTTTAAACGCTCAAGAAAACTAGTGTTTCTTAGAATTTTTTCTACTAATTCAGGGTCTGCCTTTACGAGGGTAGACTCTTTTTTCCCACTATACGGATATCGT